AAGGTTGAAGGTACAACTGAAGAACGTATTGCTACTATTCTACAAAATTTATAATATTTATACACATAATAAACAGAAATGAAAAAATCAGATTTACATAGAATTGTTCGTGAAGCTATTAAAGAAGTAATAAATGAAGCCGATATATCATCTACTGAAAAAGCAGCTAAAGACGCTGAATTAAATGCTATTAATAAAAAAATTGCTGCTTTAAATGTTAAAAAAGGCGATTTAGCTTCTGGTAGAGAAGAAGTTGCAGAAGGTGAAATTGATGAAATGGCTAACGTAGCAGTACGTTATGAGTTAGCTCCGGGTACTAATGCTGGTAGTTTTAGTGGTAAGAAAAATCGTATTATTGCGGCAATGCAAGCTACAGGCGAACCAATGTCTAAAATAGATGTAGCAGGTGAATTGGGATATGATAAACAAAATCCAATCAACGCTGATTTTATGGCTCTTGTTGCTGCTGGGGCAATTAACCAAGCAGGTGGGCAAACAGCACCACGTTTAAATCGTCCACAACCAGCAGCTGCTGAAGTAGGAGATGAAGATGGTGAAGACGCACCAGCAGGATATGAAGGACCTGAAGGTGGTATTGAAGGTGATATGAGCGATGAAGAAATTGAAGCATCATTTGCTAAAATGATGGGTGGAGATGAAGAAGAACCAGAAGCAGGTGAAATTGAAACCTCTAATGTTTCAGCAGGCGGTATGTCAGATGATGATTATGAAGCATTTATGCAATATTCAGATTTAGAAAATCGTTTATCTAAAGTAAAAAGCGACATATTAAAAGCAAAACGCTCTAGACCATCTATGGGTGATCTTACAGATACACCATCGAATGAATTACAAAATTTACGTGATCTTAAAGCTAGATTACAAACTAAAATGGATGGTTTATTAGCAGGTAGTGAATATTTACAAAAGCGTCAATCTAAAATGACTAAAAAAGCGGAGCCCGAAGAATTAAGTGAGTGGACTAAAAATAGAATGCAGTTTTATGCAGGAATTATAAAATAAAAACATGAAAAAATTAGTTTTACCTTTAGTTATTATTGTTTTATTATTTTGGGTCATTAATGATAAATGTAATAATAGCAATAATAACAGTAAATTAACAAAAGAATTTAAACTTAAACAAGATAGTTTAGATCATGTTATTGATTCTTTAAAATTTGATATAACAAAAAAAGATTCTACAATTTATGAACTATATAAAAAAGATCTTGAATTAAATTATTTATTAATGCATCAAGAAGAAAAAATTAAATATATTACCAAATATGTTGATTCTTCAAAAGATAAAATTGATAAATACTCGGCTCCCGAATTAGTGTCTTCACTTAATCAGCGATATCCAAAAGATACTACTAATACGCCCCTATTAATAGCAAAACCTGTACTACAAGCTTCGGCTAAAGATTTAGCTGAATTAGATGGTGCTAGAGAAACAATGATATTAAAAGATAGTATTATTAGTTTAACTCAAACAAAAGTAGTTATTAGAGATAGTGTTATAACTGAATTTAAAAATAAAGAAGTTAATTATAAAATAGCAGATTCTATAAAAACTACTCAAATTGGAGATTGGAAAGTTCAATATAAAGTAGTTCAAACAGAAAATAAAAAATTAAAATTTCAAAAGCAATTTTCTAAAGTAATGGGCAGTATTATTGCTGCGGTATTAGCATTTTTATATATATCCAAATAGTTCTACCTTAGGAACACTCCGTTTAGCATTTTAGACCGATGCGAAAACAATAAGCCTGACCCGTAAGTCAGGCTTTTTTTGTATATTTATATATATGAGTACATCAACTAAAATATATCTAGTAGAAAATATAAAACCAGGTACTAATAAGGTTTATATTGGTAAAACCAAAAATGATGACCGGTTTTATGGACATCAAACTAAATATGGTCTACAGATACAGTATACTATAATAGATGAAATAAATTCACTAAATCATAATGATTGGGAACCTTTAGAAACATATTGGATTGAGCAATTTAGGCAATGGGGGTTTGAAGTAGTAAATAAACGAAAAAAAGGAGGAAGTGGTCCTATTTCACATACTGAAGAAACAAAACAAAAAATCCGTAAAGGTAAAATAGGTCATGAATGTTATAACAACATAGAAAGAAATAATAAAATTAGTAAAGCATTACAAAATCATTCAAAACATTATACTGAAGATATAATTCAAAAAATGAAAAAACCAAAACCTGAAGGCTTTGGAGAATTATTGAGTCAAATAAAAAAAGGTAAACCTAGACCTGATTTAAAAGGTAGAGTAAGCCCTAATAAAGGTAAAACAAAACAAAAATGAATCAGACAAATATTAAAGAAATAATTAAACAAGAATATATAAAATGTTATTCTGATCCAATTCATTTTTTCCGCAAATACTGTTACATTACACACCCTATTAAAGGAAGAGTATTGTTTCATCTATACCCATTCCAGGAAGAGGTATTAAATGAGTTTAGAAATAATCGTTTTAGTATTATTAATAAATCAAGACAGCTAGGTATATCAACACTGTCTGCAGGATATTCATTGTGGACAATGCTATTTAACAAAGATAAAACAGTACTTTGTATAGCAACTAAACAAGAAACTGCTAAAGGGATGGTTGAAAAGGTACAATTTATGTACAATAATTTACCCTCTTGGCTAAAAGGCAATCAAAAACCTGTATCAGATAATAAATTATCATTAAAATTAGCTAATAATTCTCAAATTGTAGCTACATCAGCCGCATCAGATGCTGGTCGATCTTACGCAGTATCTTTATTATTAATAGATGAGGCTGCGTTTATTGAAGGTATTGATAAAATATATACAAGTATTAAACCTACAATTGCTACTGGTGGAGGTATCATTGCATTATCTTCTCCAAATGGAGTTGGTAACTGGTTTCATAGAATGTATACTGAGGCTGAAATAAGTAAAAATGATTTCAAAGCAATTAAATTAAGATGGAATTTACACCCCGATAGAGATGAGGCCTGGGAGCAAAGAGAAAGAACAAATATGTCACCTCGTGAATTTGCTCAAGAGTATGACTGTGACTTTTTAGGCTCTGGAAACTCAGTAGTTGAACCTGATTTATTATCATTTTATGAAGAAACATTTATACAAGATCCTATCGAGCGCCGCTTTATGGGTGGTGATTTTTGGGTTTGGCAGTACCCTAATTATAGTAAGCAGTATATTGTATGTGCTGATGTGGCTCGCGGTGACAGTAGTGACTATTCTGCATTCCATATCATCGATGCGACAACGTGTGAGCAAGTGGCTGAATATAAATCGCAAATTGATACCCGCACTTTTGGAAATATGCTTGTTTCTGTTGCTACTGAGTATAACAATGCTTTACTGGTGGTCGAGAATGCAAATATCGGATGGGATGTAATTAATACAATTATAGAAAAAGGATATCAAAAATTATATTATTCACCTCGTACTTATGGTGAGGTAAATATAGATAAATGGATGGATAAAATGGAAAAGGAACAAACCGTTCCTGGTTTTACTACATCCGCTAAAACAAGACCACTTGTTGTAGCAAAAATGGAGTCGTATATTCGTGAAAAGGCTTTTATTTTTCGTTCTAAACGTTTATTAGAAGAATTACGTGTGTTTATTTGGCAACATGGTAAGGCTCAAGCACAAAACGGATATAATGACGACTTAGTAATGTCACTAGGAATAGGATTATTTGTAAGAGATACAGCAATGAAATTTTACGAACAAGGAATGGATTTAAATCGAGCAATGGTATCTAATATTACTAGAACAAGCTATGAGATGGGTCCATTATTACCTACTGGACAACCAAACCCATTTGCGATGAATGACGGCCGCGGGGGATTTGAAGACGTATCATGGATATTAAGCTAATAAATATTTATACATATAAAACAACATAATGGCAGATAACCAACCAGGTTTATTTAATAGATTGACACGCTTATTTAGTACTGATGTAATCATACGAAATGTAGGCGGTACTCAATTAAAGGTAATGGATGTAGATAAAATCCAAGCCTTCGGTAACGTAAAAACTAACGCACTTATAGATAGATTTACTAAACTTCATCGTTATGGCGCTAATATGCCTTATAACCCAACGATGAACTACCAGACACTTCGTATTCAGTTGTATACTGATTATGAAGCAATGGATACTGATTCTATTATCGCTTCAACCCTAGACATTATCTCAGATGAATCTACTCTTAAAAACGAAATGGGAGAAGTATTACAAATTAGAAGTGCAGACGAAAATATTCAAAGAATATTATATAATTTATTCTACGATATTTTAAATATTGAATTTAATTTATGGTTGTGGGTTAGAAACATGTGTAAGTATGGTGATTTTTATCTACATATGGAGGTTGCTGAACAATTTGGTATTTACAACGTAACACCATTATCAGTATATGATATGGTTCGTGAAGAAGGGCAAAATCCTGAAAATCCATCTTATGTATGTTTTAGAATTGATCCAATGGTAATTGCTGCTGGTGGTATTAGTTCACGTGTTAAAGATAGAGATGGTAAAATTAAATTTGAAAACTACGAAATAGCTCACTTTAGACTATTAACTGATGCTAACTATTTACCTTATGGTCGTTCATATATTGAACCTGCTCGTAAGACTTATAAGCAATATGTACTAATGAAAGATGCGATGTTGCTACATCGTATTACTCGTGCCCCAGAAAAACGTGTATTTACTGTAAATGTTGGTAATATACCACCACATGAAGTAGATGCATACATGCAGAAGATAATACAGAAGATGAAGAAAACTCCGTACATGGATCATCAAACGGGTGATTATAATCTTCGCTATAATTTACAAAACATGATGGAGGATTTTTATCTTCCAACTCGTGGAAATGATACAGCAACTAAAATTGATACTCTTAAAGGGTTAGAGTATGGTGGAATTGAAGACGTAGTATTCCTACGTGATGAAATGTTAGCTGCTCTTAAAGTTCCAAAAGCATATTTTGGATTTGAAAAAGATCTACAAGGTAAAGCTACATTAGCTGCTGAAGATATTAGATTTGCTCGTACAGTTGAACGCATCCAACGTGTAGCAATATCTGAACTATATAAAATGGCATTGGTACATTTATATGTTCAAGGGTATGAAGGTGAATCGTTAGCTAATTTTGAACTGTCATTAACTGTTCCCTCAATTATATATGAACAAGAAAAGGTTGCACTATGGAAAGAAAAAGTTGACCTAGCCAAATCAATTCAAGATACTAATCTATTACCTTCAGATTGGATTTACGATAATGTATTCCAATTTAGTGAAGATGAATTTGATGAATATCGTGATTTAGTACTTGAAGATAAGAAACGTGTATTTAGAATGGCTCAGATTGAAAATGAAGGTAATGATCCGGCTAAAACGGGTAGATCATTCGGTACACCACATGATCTAGCTTCATTATATGGTAAAGGTAGAGCTGGAATGAATGTTGATGGTCCTGTACCTCCGGGATATGATGAAAAACGCCCTATTGGTCGTCCTCAAGAAAAAGCATCAATGATTAATACACAAGATGATCCATTAGGTAAAGATAGATTGGGTAGAAAAGATAACAATACAATATATACTGCTAATATACCTAGTGAAGATGGTACACCAAAAGGTGGATCACCTGTTGGGTTATCTGAATTAAATAAACATAAAGCATTATTTGAAGGAATGAATATAGCTCGCAAAAAGTTAGTATTTGAACCAGAACCGGAATCATCACTATTAGATGAAAAAAATATTAGAAATATACAATAAATACATATTTATCGGTAGTGCATACTTTCTATTATGAAAATAAAACATTCAAAGTTTAAAAATTCAGGTATACTATTCGAACTATTGGTTCGACAAATAGCATCTGATACAGTGTCTAATAAAGATTCTGCAGCTATTGGAATTGTTAAAAACCATTTTAACAAATCTGAATTAGCTAAGGAATATAAATTATATCAAGCGTTAATTACCCCTAGATCTCTTAGCGAAGCTAAAGCTGAAACGTTTATTAATTCAACGTTAGAGGCTTCTTTGCGTTTGAACAAAACAGCTTTACGTAAAGAGAAATACAATATCATTAAAGAAATTCGTGATCATTATGATATTGAGGAATTTTTTAAAGCTAAAATCAGTCATTATAAAGAATATGCTGCTGTTTATAATCTAATAGAAGCACACAATTCATTAGAATTTACAGAACCACAACATATTATTGATAATAAAGTAACTTTACTTGAACATATTACACGTAAAGAAATCAATAAAGAAAGTGTTAGAGATCGTGTAATGGAAGAATTTACTAATATGGATAAGGGATCTCGTATATTAGCTTACCGTATGTTGTTAGAGAAATTTAATAGTAAATATGTTACATTATCTGATCGTCAGAAATTAATATTGAAAGAATTTATTAATAATATCACCAATACAACTAAATTACGTGATTTTGTTAATAATAACTTTACTATTATAATCAACGAAATTAATAAAATTATACCTACAGTATCTGACAAAACAACTCAGATTAAATTAACTGAGGTAATTACATTATTACATCCACTAGACAAATCACAAAGTGTAAAAGATGAAAATATTATTTCACTTTTACAATATTATCAATTAATTGAAGAATTAAAAACTGTTAAATAGTGGATATTAAAGAATATATTAAATCACTTGTACGCGAAATGCTAGACGAAATGTCTGTTTCTGGCGACGCTGGTGGTTATTTAACTCCTCAAGCATTTGCTAAAAAAGGTCAAGGACCAAACGCCGCTACTAAACAAGCACAAAGATCAGGATGGAAACTAGCACCAGGAATGCCTAAAAATTCTAAAGTGCTTGATTATAAAGAATTATGGAAAGGTAAAAAATCTGCTATGAACGAATCACTAATAGATATTATTGAAAAAGAATTACTTAATGAAGTAACATATTCTAAATTTAAAAATGATGTTAAATTTCGCACTAAAAACGAACAATTACACAAAGCAATTCGTGAAGTAAAACGCAAATTATCTGAAATTGATCGTATTGTAGAATATACATCTCGTATGAAGCAAGAATTAAGTGAAGGTGAAGAAGGTGTAAAATACTGGAAAGCAACACAAAAGAATGTTGCTACTATTTCCGAAATGGTAAACCAACTTAACAATAAAATTAAAAATCTACAGCAGTAATGGCAAAGGTTAAAGGTGGTGGAACATCACATAAATTATCATTCGGTAAACGTAAAAAAGGTAAGGCAAAAAAATCATTTAACAAGCACGATAGAAAATCTCGTGTATATAGAGGACAAGGAAAAGCATAATAACTATGAAAAGTATAAAAACACAGTACATTGACTTAATGGAAGGTAGAATGTCACAATATAACTTCATGAGAAGTTTACGTATGTCATTACCTCAATACATTACTAATGTAACTTCATTTAAAGATTCAGTTAAAATCCTTAAAAATAAGGGTATATTAAGTGAAAATATGGATATAAAAGATGAAGATGAAGAATTCATTGATATGATTGCTAAAGCTGAAGATGAAGAAGCAGGTAAATATACTAAATTTGATGACTTTGAAGGTGGGCTTAGTGAAAAAGCTTTCGATGGTCTTAAAATTGAGTGGGACTGGGATAATGCTGATGTTGATTATGATACCGATGAAGAAGGTAATGAAGGAGCTTTTGGCACTGTATTTGGAAGAGATGAAAACGGTAATGCTTATTCAGCTAGATTCGATGCTCCAGTTATAGGTGGTGATGCTGATTTTGATAGTGCAGGTGTTTCAGACATCGAAAAAACAGAAGACGCTAGTGAATTATATGAAGGTAAAAAGAAAAGAGAACCTAAAAAAGAATTACATCCAAATCAAATCCATCCACAAGAATTAAGGATGGGTATTAAAGTTGAATTGGAACATACAGATGATATAGATAAAGCTAAAAAAATTGCTTTAGACCATTTAGCTGAAAATCCATTCTATTACACCGCACTTAAACTTTCAGGAATTGAATCACCTTCAGCTCCTAAAGCTAAACCTCCTGTAGCATTTAAAAAAGAAGTAGCAGCTGAAACTGAATTAGTTGATAAAGTAAATGCAATGAAACCTGTTAAAGGCTTTGAAAAAGCTAAAGCATCATCAAACAAAGCTAAAAAAGAAACTAACAGCGGTGTTAAAGGTGTTAGTGAATTAACTCATAACGCTAAATCAGTTCGTGGTTTACAAAAGTTTAAACCTACTGGTGGTAAAATGAAAACTATTAAATCACTACAAGAAGCTAAACTAAATATAAGAGGTGAACCTAATGAAATTGTAAAAAAAGCTATGGGATATGTTGATGGTCCTAATGCCAACCCAACATTAAAAGCTTTATCTGATAAAATTGAATTTCAACAAAACCCAAATAACCCAGATGAAGCTATTCTAAGATATGATTATTGGAATATTTTACCTAAAGAAGCAATTGAAAAACTAGCATTACAGTTTAATGTCATGGCTGATTCTGATGAAATGGATGATCAACTTCCAATTCATTATTATCGCTTAAAATTAAAACCATCTGCTAATAAAGGTTTAGGTACCTCATTAGAAATGGGAGCAAGCAAAGCAAATAAAATGGATGCTTTTAAAGAATCATTAGAAAAACTTGTACGTGAAGTAATGAATGAAATTGCCGATGGTGGTGATGATATGAGTCCTCAATATGCTGAAAACGAATACTAATATGAATAAATCATTATTAATAGATCATACCCCATTTCAATCAGCTAAACTAACAATATTAGAAAATAAACAGTTAGGTGAAGGTAAATCTCTTGTTACCCTTGTAGGTAAACTACAAGAAGCTGAACAAAAAAATGGTAATGGTCGTGTATATCCTCGAGAAATTCTTGAAAGAGAAGTTAAAAAATATGCAGATGGACCAGTAAAAACACGTACTGCTTTAGGAGAACTTGATCATCCTGAAGCATCTGTTGTTAATTTATCAAATGCATCTCATGTTATTACTGAAGTTTGGTGGAAAGGAAACGATTTAATGGGTAAACTACAATTATTACCTACACCTGCTGGTAATATTGCTAAAGCATTAATATTATCAGGTATACCTTTAGGTATATCATCTCGTGGTATGGGTAGTGTTAAACAATTAGGTGAAACAGTAGAAGTACAAGACGATTTTGAATTACTATGTTGGGATCTAGTATCAGTACCTTCAACTCCAATGGCATATATGTCATTAGCTGAATCTAAGCAACATAAATCTATAAAAGATTATAGTAAAGTAAATAGTTTAATAACTGAAATAATTTGCACAAATACCGGGGTGTGTCCTCTATGTTAATATTTATAGATAAACAATAATAAAAAAAATAAAATGGCTAAATTAGATAATTCATTCGACAACCTAGACAAAATCGTTAATAAAACACTAAAAAATCTTCGTGAAGGATTCGGTGATATTCCTGGAGAAGATCCAAATATTACTGCTGACGAACGTTATGAAAAATTTATGTCTTCAGTTGAAAACGGACTTAGCTACGAATTTAAATCTAACCCAGGATTTAAGGAATTCTGTGATGAAAATTATGATTTGATTGATGAGTATGCAAAAGAAGAATACAAACCCAATATGGATGTTTACGAAGGGGGTGAAGCTGTTGATGAGGTTGTTGCTAATGTTTTGCGGGATTTTAAAAAAAGCGATGGTGAATATGATGATATGGAACAACGCAATGATATGGAACAAGCATTTCAATCAGGTGAATATAGCGCTTTAGAAGAAGGTAAGAAAAATAAAACAGCAATTAACGAAGTAAAAAGAATGCAGTTCTTAGCTGATATTATCAATGAAACTAAAGTAGTTTCTGAAGGTAATATTCCAACTATCGTTAAAGTTGAAAAACAACCATTTCCAATGTTCGCTGGTAAAGGATTAGACTTATTTTTAACATTAAGTAATGGTAAAAAACAATCTATATCATCTGAAGACTTAAATGGTATTTATGGAAATGACATTGACAATCCTGAAGAAGTTATTGGATTGGAATGGGAACAACCACCATATGTTGACGCTTTAGAAGAAAATAAAACAGCAATTAACGAAGTAAAAAGAATGCAGTTGTTAGCTGGTCTTCTTAAAGAAAATCAACTAAATGAAGAAGAACAATTAGATTCAAAAGAACAAGAATTAGTAGATGCTGTTCTTGGAGATATTAATGAAGGAATTGATTTCGATACCATATTAAAAAAAGTAAAATCATTAGCTAATAAGGGACTTTTAACAGCAGCTATGGCTAGTGTTATTTTATCTTCTTGTGGTAGTTCTAATGATACCTTTAAGCGTGAAGTTGAAAATGCTAAAAAAATAGATAGCCTAGAACGAGTACAACAAGCTAAAATAGATAGCGTAACAAATTCTATGACTACAGGAGTATATAAATAATTAGCGGTTTTTAATATTTACATATATTTATGGGCATCCTATAATAGGTTGCCCATTCTTTATGCAACCTCGGGTATATTACAAACCCCACTATTAAGATTCCTAATAATCTTATTTCCATAATTAAATTTAAGGAGAAACAATTTATGTCAAACAAAGACCTATTTAAAGAGGCTATCGCCGACGCTAAAGCTGTCCGCGAAGCTGCGTTAGCAAACGCAAAAGTTGCTCTTGAAGAAGCTCTTGCTCCAAAACTCCAATCTATGTTATCTGCAAAGTTACAAGAAATGGATATGGATTATGAAGCTGATTTACCATCTGCACCTAAAGAAGACAGACCTGGTGGTATGTTTTATGAAAAAGAAGATCTTGAAGAAGATTTTGATTTATCTGAAATCTTAGCTGAATTAAGCAAGGATGAAGATAAAATGAATGAAGCTAAAGATGATGAAGATGAAGATGAAGAAGTAGAAGCTGAGGAAGAAGAAGATGAAATGGAAGATGAAGAAGACGAATCTGAAATGGAAGGTGAAAATATCACAGACTTAACTATGGATGAACTTAAAGACATGATTAAAGACATCATTGCATCTGAAATGGGCGGCGACGAAATGGGCGCTGACATGGGAGATATGGGTGGTGAAGAAGAAATGTCAATGGATCTCGGTGGTGAAGAAGGTGGTGATGAAGTTTCTATTTCCGATGAAGAAGAAATCGACGAAATCGATTTAGAAGAACTATTAGCTGAACTTGATGCCATGGGCGATCCAGGCGAAGATGAAGGTATGTATGAAGCTAAAAAAGCTAAAAAGAAAGAAGATAAAGATGAAATGAAAGAGGCTATCAATACAATTGAAACTCTCCGTAATGAACTTAACGAAGTTAATCTTCTTAATGCTAAGTTGCTTTATGTAAACAAAGTATTCAAAGCTAGAAATTTAACTGAATCACAAAAACTCAAAGTAATTGCTCAATTTGACAAAGCAAATACTGCGAAAGAAGCTAAAGCTGTTTATGAATCATTGAATAATGCTATCGTAAAATCAAAGAAAAGCACTATCAAAGAATCATTAGGATTTGCTTCTAAAGCTGCTGGTGTAGCACCTAAAAAACAAATCGTTCAAGTGGACGAAACAATGTCTAGGTGGCAAATGCTTGCAGGTATTACTAAATATTAATTTTTTTAAAAAACAAAAATTCATTTAAAATGAACGTACAACAATTACTCGAATCATCAAACCAATACAAGAATGTAATGGATGATGCTCAAAAATTGTCGGCTAAGTGGACTAAATCTGGCCTTTTAGAAGGTATCAAGAACACTAACGACAAAAACACAATGTCAATGTTGCTTGAGAATCAAGCTAAACAATTGATCTCTGAAGCTTCTCAAACAGGTACTCAAGCAGGTGGTGCAGGTGCATACAACGGCGAAAGCTGGTCTGGTGTTGCATTGCCATTGGTTCGCCGTGTATTCGGTGAAATCGCTGCTAAAGAATTCGTTAGTGTACAACCAATGAACTTACCTTCTGGTCTTGTATTCTATCTTGATTTCAAATATGGTACTAATGTTAACCCATTTGTTAGTGGTGGTTCACTTTATGGTGCTAATGCTTCTAACAACGTAACGGATCCTAACTCTGCTTCATTGTATGGTGCTGGTAAGTTTGGTTATTCTATCAACCAATACACTGCTTCTATTCCCAATGCTGGTACTGGATCTGCAACTTGGGCTGATTTTAACTTTAATTCTGACTTCTCAGCTTCTGCAGCTGCTTCAGGTTATAAGAAAATCTTAGTTCCTTTGCCTTCAAATTCTGATTTGAACGGTGTTCGTGCCTTTATTATCACTTCTGGATCTACTATTGGTGTTGCTCAAAACTTACAAGCATTTACTAGTGTATCTAACAATACAGCTTCATTCTTTGTTACTGCTTCTGCTGTAGCTGCTACTATGTCTCCAACTGCTGCAACTGTAACATTGTTCTATGATGTACAACCAGATGCTACTAGCCGTGGTGATTTTGAAGATGGTCAAACTAAAGTAGGACCTACTAACGCTCCAACTACAATCTCTATTCCAGAAATCAATGTTCAGTTGAAATCTGAAGCTATTGTTGCTAAAACTCGTAAGTTGAAAGCACAATGGACTCCGGAATTTGCTCAAGATCTTAACGCTTACCATAGTGTTGATGCTGAAGCTGAATTGACTGGTATCTTGTCTCAATACATCTCTATGGAGATTGATTTGGAGATTTTAGATATGTTGATCCAAAACGCATACACAACTGAAAGATGGTCTGCAATTAACAACCAAAGATTTGATGCTGGTACTGGTGCTTTTGTTCAGGATTCTGCTACAACTGGTGGTTTCTACAACACACAAGGTGGTTGGTTCCAAACTTTAGGTACTAAATTACAGAAAGTTTCTAACATTATCCATCAGTTAACCCTTCGTGGTGGTGCTAATTTCTTAGTTACTTCTCCAACAGTATCAACAATCCTTGAATCAATTCCTGGATTTGCTGCTGATGGTGATGGTGATAAAATGGAATACAACTTTGGTATCCAAAAGATCGGTTCTCTTAACAGTCGTTACAAGGTTTACAAAAACCCTTACATGACCGAGAACATTATCTTGATGGGTTACAAAGGCGCTCAATTCCTTGAGTGTGGTGCTGTATTTGCTCCATATGTTCCATTGATCATGACTCCATTGCTTTACGATCCTAACACCTTTACTCCTAGAAAAGGATTGATGACTAGGTACGCGAAGAAGATGATTCGTCCCGATTACTACGCAAAAATCTATGTTGCTGGTTTGAATACCATCTAATATAGACATATAACTTAGCCCCGTAAGGCTAAAAAGAAAATGGCCGGACTTTGTAGTCCGGCCTTTCTTTCGTATATTTATACACGTATGAAAGCATGTAAACGTTGTAATATAGAGAAACCAATAGATAATTTTTGTAAACGAAAAGGAGAAAAAGATGGTCTTCATCGTTATTGTAGAGAATGTTTAAATAAAGAATTTAAAGGATATTATCAAAAAGTAAAACCGGAACATAATACTCGTTCTTCTAAATGGATAGCTGAAAATAAAGTAAAACATTCTAAGATGGTAAATGACCACTACCACAACAATAAAGACTACTATCGTCAATGGAATAGAGATAAGTCTGCAACAGATCCATTATTTAGATTAAGAAAATCAATCTCCGCTTTAATAAATCATCATCTTAAAAAAGGTAAATCACAAAGCAGCATCGACTATCTAGGCTGTACAATACAAGAATATAAAGCATATCTTGAACCAATGTTTACACCAGAAATGAACTGGGATAATTATGGCTCATACTGGGAAATAGATCATATTCATCCTTTAGCTAAAGGTGGGTCATTCTATTACACTAATACTCAGCCGCTCACAATAACTGAAAATAGAACCAAATCTGATAAGTTTGTTTAATATTTATTATCACATGCATTTGTCTGAAGAAATATTATGGCCTAAATTTAAAACTCTCAATGAGATAAGGAATTTACCTTTACAAGACCAAATAAGAAAATATAACATATATTTAGAACAATTAAACAATGCTCGATTCCATAATTGGTATACACATCAACCTAAGGGATCAAGAAAAGAAATACAAATAACAGGAGTATTATTACAAGAAGATTTATTTGATTTATTACAAGAAAATGGATCTCAAATTTATATAACAAGCGAAGTAATAGTTTAATATATGCCAAATTTACCAATTTCACAATTACCACCATCTGATACTTTAACTGGAGTCGAATTATTTGCTGATGTTCAGGGAGGTATTACAAAATACACAACATTAAATAATATAGCTGGTTTTGTAACCGAATCTATTCCTGGTATAGGTGGCTCAGGCTTAGGATGGGCAAGATATGATGATAATCAATATACTACGTCATCTTTTTTAACCGTAGTCGATGGTGCTACAGCTATAGCGTTACCTAATAACGGTGGAAGCTCAGTAATAACTTACATGAATTCTGTTAAACCTTTCTATAACGGTACGACTAAAAAAGTACAAGTAGAAAATTCAGGAGACGTTTACACTATGGTAGTTACTTTTCAAGCCAAAGCGCCTAACGCAAATCAAACCCACATCGATATATCGCTGTCTTCTATAGGAGCGACCCCTTATGATAGAGTATCTAAAAGTTTAGGATTCATTAAGGGAAATAACCAGTGGCAAAACTTCTTTGAAACTTTCAATTTTTATGCTGACGCTGACTTTGTTACTAATGGAAATCAATGGAAGATATTTGCTAGTGGAGGAAACGTTGATATAGCTGGAGCTATTTACTTTATACAACGTACATTTAACGCTGGGTAATTGATATATTTATTGAAAATATACCGTTTATGAAGGAACCTAATCGTGTTAGGAAAAATGAAATCAAGGCAATTAATGTTTTACAGTTAAATGATGAGCAAAAAGAAGCAAAAAGATTAATAGTAGAAAATCAAATTGTTATAGTAACGGGAAGAGCAGGTAGTGGAAAATCATTAGTATGTGCTCAAGCAGCATTAGACTTTCTTAAGAAAAAACAAATAGGTTGTATTTACAATACAAGAGCCGCAATCGAAGTAGGTAAATCACTAGGATATCTCCCGGGAGCACTAAGTGATAAATTTGATCCTTATATGGAAGCTTTACTTGAAAATTTAGCTAAATGTTGTGCTAATCCAAAAGAAGTATCTGACCTAATTGCTGCAGAAAAAATTAAAGCAATGCCGGTTCAATTTATTAGAGGTAAAACTGTTGACGATATATTAATTGTAGAAGAAGCACAAAACCTAACTAAAGGTGAAATGTTAGCTATAATAACACGTTTAGGAAAAACAGGTAAAATTATTATTAATGGCGACAACGAACAGACCGATATCAAGACGTCAACGGGTGAAATAAACGGCTTAAGTTACGCTATCGAATTATCCAAAAAAATAGATGAAATTAAGTGGATTAAGCTGAAGGAGAACCACCGCTCTGATTTAGTAGGTAAGATACTTGAATATGAATATGGAAAATAATAGCTATTTAATATTTATACGTGTTAAATACTACTTAAATAATGGGCGCAAAAGCAATAAATCTAAAAAAACTGTGGGATGAATATTACGGTGATACATCGTATTTAAATCCTGTTAAATGTAATACACCATTTGAATATTACACAAACGATCCTGAATTCGTTCGTGATGCTAAAAGCAGTACACGCTTTGTAGCACAACGTTTAGGCGCTAGTGGTTTGGGTCTTACTCAATTAAACATTAGTGATCTTACTGTATATGCTGCTTTTGAAGAAGCAGTTACTACATATGGTAACTTAGTTTATCAATATAAAATTAGAGATCAATTTATTAATATTGAAGGATCAGATGCTGCTCCTTTTAATAATAATACTGTTACGTATGTTAATAGTATTGATATAAACTCACCTGTTACTTGGTCTGCTGCTAGATTAGCTACATATGATGATATTAATTATGATACACATTTTTCTCAATCAATTGTTAATGGAGGTGTATATGTAATATCGGCGTCTGTAAATAATTTTGTTTTACCTAATAAAGATTATGTAAAATCAATTACGCTTGCAACTGAATTTGTAACTGTAAATACTGGTTTAACGGTTGATTTAAGTACATATGTTTATAACCAATTAAATAGAATGGGAGGTCCAACAGTTGGATCTGCTATTATTTCTGGTGAAAGTTATGTTTATTTATTTACTACTAGTCCTCAAATAGCAAGCGGATCAGCAATATTTGGAAGTGGATCTATACCAACCGTTTATATTCAAGATAGTTTAGAACCCGAATTAAATAATAAATTAATTACTAATAATCTTGCTAATCTAACCACTACTATAGCTGATGATTATGCTTCAGAAGCAGGTATTGGTGGTAACTTTAATATTATAACAGGTTCTATAGATATGGAAAGGGGGGTGCAGGACTATGATTTAAATGCTTGGGCTGCTGCGTCCGCATCATTATCTCTCGGAGATAGAATTGAAATTAGAAGAGTATTTTATGAAGAACCACCGGCAATTGTAAGATACTTTGATCCATATGCGGGTACAGGTACTGGTATTCAATCATTACTTGAAACATTTGGATTTGGTCAATTTTCCCCTGGTATTAACTTCTTATTAATGCCAATTAACTTTGATGTACAAAAAATTCAAGCAATTGAATTTAATGATCAAATAAGAAAAGCAGCTTTTTCATTTAATCTAGTAAATAATCAACTAAAAATATTTCCTATTCCTGATAGGGATAAAAGATTATTTTTTGAATACGTTAAAATAAGCGAAAAATATAATCCTGTAAAGGATACTAGAACAAATCTTGTTACTGATGTAATGAATGCCCCTTTTAGAAATCCGATATATTCTAAAATTAATACTGTAGGTAGAACTTGGATTTTTAAATATACTTTAGCATTATGTCGTGAAATTGAAGCACACATCCGTATTCAATTTGCAAACGTTAATGTACAGGGTGTAGGTTCACTTCAAGGATCTGAATTAGTAGCAGATGCTAGAACAGAAAAAGAACAATTAGTAACAGAATTAAAGGAAATGTTAAATGAAACATCACGTAAAGGTCAATTAGAGCGTAAACAACTTGAAGCTGGATTTATGAGAGATACATTACAACAAATTCCTTTACCAATTTATATATTCTAAATGAAACAATTTTTAGGAGTACAAAGGTATATTAATTTAGGTGATTGTGATACTGGAAACTTCCCCGATGCTGTACCAACAGCATCAGCTACTAAACCCGGAGTTCCATCAACACCACCTAGTCCTCCTACTGTTGGTACTAATGTTATAACTAATTATTATATAGATCAAGCTATTCAAGCACAAATCAACTTTTCAAATATGAAAGTTGGTTATTTTAAAATTGATTTATATAAAACAACAGTTAATATGTATGGTGAAGCAACTGAAAAGTGGTATTATCCTCCATTTGAATTAAAATGTTTAATTGAGAGAGGAGATTTTGCTTATTCTGATACGGAATATGGCCCCGATATAAATCAGACTATGACAATTAAGATACCAAAATTAAATATAGACGAAACTGGATTAAATTTTAATCCTGAAGTGGGAGACATAATAACTGATCAAGAAAGATATTATCAAGTAAACACAGTGGATAGATCATTTATAACAATACCAGGAAGTGGGGATGCAGGAGCTTCTCTAGGTACACCAGGACAAGTAGTATTATTTACAGTAGGTGCTTATTTAACAAGAACAACACAACTAAACTTAGTAAAATATAGCTAATGGGATTATTAAGTAGAATATTATTACAAGAAGGTATCACAATTTTTAGGTGTGATATCCTTATTAAAACAAATGCCGACGATAATAAAGTAGAAATTTATAATGAAATTAGAGCTTTAAATGGAGTTGTTACTGTTAATATTGAACAAAGTGACTTTTTAAATGCTAAAGCAACTAAAGATTATGAATATTCTTTACTTAGAGTAAAATACATTGGTAGAGGAGATGCAAAATCTTCAATTAAAGAAATTGGTATTAATGCTGTAACTAAAAACAGAGTTCCTGGTTTATTGCAATTTATACCTAGATACCCAACAATTACTAAAGTAGGATCATATTAATATTATAAAGATGAAATTATTAGACATTATAAAGGAATTAGAAAGACCAAAGCAAATATATGCTGATAAAGATCCACGTAAACAAGTTACTATTGCTAATTTAACTCCTGAAGAAAAGGATAAATTATTTGCAGACGGATCTTTATTAGTAAAGATGCCTGCTGATCCTAATCGCCCGGATACAAGTGTATCTCAAGTAATTAACTTACCTAAAATGGACCAAGCTAAAAAAGACATCATCCAATATAAAAAAGAATTTGATGTATTTATGTTTTCTACTGATCCTGATATTGTAGCGATAGCAAAAGAAATAAATAAGAATTTCAATCAACTATATAGAGCAATGAATGCTCTTGATAAATCTATTGATTTAAAAAAAAGAGGTAGAATTTAATGAGAGATAGAAAACCGATACCAAAAAACCAAGCAGAAATAGTACAAGATACTATTACACCTTATCTTAATCAAGGCAAACCAGTTAGTCAAAATGTATTCACTCATCGTGATAATAGAGCATTAAATACTACTCGTAAAACTGATAAGATAAAGGATATTTCTATTGGTTTAGAGGATATTGATTTTGCTCTTAAATATTATTTTGAAAATGTTATTAAACCAACTATAGTACAAGACGGAAATAGAATGGATGTTCCGGTTATGTATGGTTCTCCTGAACGTTGGAAATCAGTTCAAGCAGATGGTTATTATAGAGATACTAATGGTAAATTAGTTTTACCTCTTATAATGTATAAGAGAAGTGGTATTGAAAAAAATAAGTCATTAGGTAATAAAATAGATGGTAATCTTGCTTCTTTATTTCAAACATTTGAAACAAGATATAATCAAAGAAACCAATATGATAAATTTTCTATTTTAAATAATAGAATACCATCAAAACAATATTATGTTTCTGTAGTACCTGATTATGTTACTATAACATATGAATGTGTTTTATTAACAAATTATGTAGAACAAAACAATAAATTAATTGAGGCAATTGAATATGCTTCTGACTCTTATTGGGGTGATGCTAATAGATGGCAATTTAGAACATCATTAGATAGTTTTGGTATTACAAATAATATTAATACAGGTGAAGATAGAGTATCTTCCACTACTGTTAGTCTAAAAGTAAATGGATATCTCATTGCTGATAGTATAAACCAACATTTATCAGATACTAACATGCATTTCTCCCCTGCTCAGATTATATTCACAATGGAGACAACAGATAATTCTGAGATATTTACTACTAATAAAAAACAAGCAGCTCCCAAAACAGCAATGGGTGGTGCTTCAATTTCTGATTCTTACAACGTGAATATAACAAACATATCAGCTGGCGTAACAAGCGACGTATCTATTTATCTAGCTACAAGCAAAACAAAATACGCTACTACCATAACAACGAATACAGCAACGTTTTCTGCTGCTTTCTTAGCAGCACCATCACCTTTATCACCCACCGATAAAACTAGCTTTACATATTTTGTAAATGGTCAGTTAGTAGACATTAATTCGGTTACTGACTTTGTAGATAATGGAAATGGAACTTGTACTTTAACTATAAATACTGGTTTACTACAATACACATTAGTTTCAACAGATCAAGTAATAATAATAGGTAAATTCCAATAATATGGCACGACTAAGAATAGAACAAATAATTTCTAATTTATCTTATAATAGTGGTTCTAATACTCTTATTATTAGTGGTTCTGCTCAAGTAGTATCTACACCAACACAAACAGGCTCACTCTCAATCCAAGATATAGATTCATTTGGTGATAGTGGTAGCTTCTTTACACTCGACTTAGGGGACTATTAATATTTATTAGCGGCTATATATATAGCTTTTACCGTTAGTATATACTAGTATGTCAAATCAATTTTTAAAATTACGCCGTTCTGCGGTACCGGGTAGAATTCCTACCACTTCTTCTCTTGATTTTGGAGAGATAGCTTTAAATACATACGACGGTCTGGCTTTTATGAAGAAGTCAGGTTCTAGCGGTGAACAAATTGTTACATTAGGTACAGGCACTGGTACTTCTGGTTCTTTCACAGGTTCATTTTCAGGTTCATTTACTGGTTCTTTATCAGGTACAGCTAGTTGGGCTCAAAATGCTGTAACAGCTTCTTTTATAACAGCCTCTCATGTCTATGGACCTTATGGCTCCAATAGTATTATATCTGCTTCTAATGCAGCAACTGCATCATCCGCTGATAATTTTACAGTAAGGGGTACACTAACAGCTCAAACTATTGTAGCTCAAACAATTACCTCTAGCACTGAATTTATAACTGGTTCTACTCGCTTTGGTAGTTTACTATCTAATACTCATCAGTTTACAGGATCTGTAAATATAACAGGTTCATTAACTATAAATGGATCTTCATTTACTGCTGCTACAAGTGGTACTAGCGGAACCAGTGGTACATCAGGTACCTCTGGTACATCTGGCACATCAGGCACAAGCGGTACCTCAGGAGCTACAGGTTCTACTGGCACCTCAGGTACATCAGGTACTTCTGGTATAAATGGTACCTCTGGTACTTCAGGAAATACTGGAACTTCAGGTACAACAGGAACTAGTGGAACAACCGGTACCTCTGGTACTACGGGTACTTCAGGAACTACAGGAACAAGTGGTACTTCTGGAACAAATGGTTCAGCAGGTACAAGTGGTACTTCAGGAACTACAGGTACCTCGGGCACTAGCGGTACTAATGGATCTGCAGGCACAAGCGGCACCTCAGGAACCTCAGGCACATCCGGAACTACAGGCACAAGCGGTACAACAGGAACATCTGGCACTTCAGGTACTAGTGGAGGAACTGGTTCTTCTGGATCAGCAGGTTCTAGCGGAACTTCAGGAACAAGTGGTACTTCAGGTTTAACAGGTACAAGTGGAACTTCTGGTACAGATGGCACTTCCGGAACAAGTGGAACAACAGGTACCTCAGGTACAACCGGAACTTCTGGAACCAGCGGAACCTCAGGCACTGCTGGAATAAGTGGTACCAGTGGAACTAGCGGTACATCAGGCACAAGTGGTACTGGCTTTAATACAATTTATGATGCTGCTCAAGGTAGAATAATACTTTCAAATGGCACCACAAACTCCGCTACAGCGTCTGCTGCTTTAGTTTACGATGGTAATTTTAATATATCTGGAAGTACTTTTATAACTGGTTCTCTTACAGTAACAGATACAATTACTGCTCAAACTTTAGTAGTTCAAACTATAACATCAAGTGTAGAGTTTGTTACTGGTTCTACTCGCTTCGGAAGTTTATTATCTAATACACATCAATTTACTGGTAGTGTGTTAATAACTGGATCTTTAGCTGTTAAAGATCTATCATTAAATAATTTATCTACATTTGTTGTCGTTGATCAAACAACAGGACAATTTTATTATAATACAGCAGGAGCTGCTGGATCTTCAGGTACAAGCGGCACGACAGGTACAAGTGGTACTTCTGGAATAGCCGGAACTTCAGGCACATCCGGTACTTCAGGAGCTACAGGTTCAACAGGAACTAGCGGAACAACAGGAACTAGCGGTACCTCAGGCATAGATGGTACTAGCGGAACTACAGGTACATCAGGTACAAGTGGCACATCAGGAACATCAGGAACTAGTGGAATAGACGGAACAAGTGGTACCTCAGGTACTACAGGCACAAGTGGTACTACCGGTACAAGTGGTACCACTGGCACAAGTGGTACTAGCGGCACCTCAGGTACAAGTGGTACATCTGGCACCTCAGGAACTAGCGGAACAACAGGCACAAGTGGCACATCAGGTATAAACGGTACAAGCGGCACTTCAGGTACTACAGGCACCTCAGGTACAAGTGGTGTGAATGGCACAAGCGGAACTTCAGGCACAACAGGAACTAGTGGAACATCAGGTTCAAGCGGTTCTTCAGGTTCAGATGGAACTAGTGGAACATCAGGTACATCAGGTTCTAGTGGAACATCAGGTACGTCTGGTACATCAGGTACAAGTGGAACATCAGGTTCTAGTGGTACTTCAGGGCCTTCAGGTTCTTCAGGAACTAGCGGAACTTCAGGTTCAGATGGAACTTCAGGTACTAGCGGAACTACCGGCACAAGTGGAACATCGGGAATAAATGGTACTTCAGGAACAACAGGAACATCTGGTACAAGCGGTACCTCTGGAGTAAATGGTACAAGCGGCACATCAGGTACTAGTGGTACAAGTGGAATCAACGGCACTTCAGGTACTTCAGGCATAAATGGAACTTCAGGTACAACAGGTACCTCTGGCACAAGCGGCACAACAGGTACCTCTGGCACAAGCGGCACAACTGGTACCTCTGGTACATCAGGAACTTCAGGAACTACAGGCACAAGTGGTACAAGCGGCACAGCAGGTACTAGTGGAACTGGTTTCAATACAATCAACAACCCAGCACAAGGAAGAATATTATTGTCTGATGGTAGTACAAATGCTGCTACAGCATCTGCTAATTTAACATATAGTGGAAGTATATTTAATATAACTGGTTCAGTAATAGCAACTTCATTTACAGGTTCATTATTTGGATCAGCTTCATATGCTCTTACAGCATCATTTGCATTAAATGCTGGTGGTGCTTCAATAGACACTGGGTCATTCGCTACAACAGGTTCAAATGTATTTAAAGGAAACCAAATTGTTACTGGAAGTTTATTTACTAGTGGTTCTAATATCTTTGTAGGAACTCAAGAAGTAACCGGAAGTGTTAACATTTCAGGATCAACTACTCAAATAGGAAATAATACATTAGTAGGAAATACGTTGTTATCAGGAAGCATAACAATATCCGGATCGATTCCAGTAGGAAGCTTCTCATCATCGGTGAATATCTACGGAGATACTTCGATGACAGGATATCTGAAATTTAATCCGCAACCAACAAACATAGATGCTAGCATATCGGCATCGTATATCTACGTATCAGGCTCTACTAACGATTTATACTTTGCTCAAAACAGTAAAGGATACAACAACTTTACTCGTCTTCGATGGTTAGAAGGCAACTTATACACCGGTCTTTTACATGGTGGGTTAATTACAACTCAGTCATCTACAACATATCAAATTTCAAGTGGAAGCGGTATCGTAGTTGCTATGAATGCTTCTTTGAGCGATGATCCGTATCCAACCACGGCATTCATATCATGGCCAAACTTATCCGCTAGCATTGCTCCACTAAGCGCGTCATACGATCAATCGTTCATAGCAATTCAACAATCAGGATCTACTGGAGTAATATATGCACAAGGAGCTCCGTTTGACGATGGCCAGTATAACACGTTAATTCCTATAGGAAATGTTATTCATCAAAATAGATCAACAATAAACGCTACTGCTACTTATCCAAGTGTTGCATACGCGTTTAAGCAAAGAACTAGTGATTTTATAAAAGCTTTTGGTCCATTAAAACTATCTGGATTAAACACATATCCAAGTGGATCTTCTGTAGGAAGTATAATAATAACTAATGGAACTGCTTATAGTGATGGTAGAAATTATACTGTAGATCCAAATAATCCAAGTTATATAATAGATCCTGGAATTTACACATCTAAAATATATAGATACTACTCAAGTGGATCTGGATTTGTATATGAAACTAATGGAGGTGCTGGGTATACCACAGTTAATCCGGGACAATATAACAACAACGGAACTCTTGCTACTGTAGGACCAGCAAAATATAGCATTCAAAGAGTGTTTATGTTTCCTGGTGGAGCTACAAAAGGAATATATGTTTATTATGGTAATGCTATTTATGATTCTTTATTAGAAGCCACTGCTAATATTAATATTGAAGCATTTACTGAAGCTCCAAACACCGCAGCAGGAGCAATATTGTCCGCATATCTAGTACTTCAAGGAGATGCTGATTTTACAGACACAAACACATATTCAATAAAACAGGCTGGAATATTTAGATCTATTGGTGGGAGTGGAGGTGGTGGATCAGCTGCTACAACTAGGTTATCAGATTTATCTGATGTATCAATAACAGGACCTACTAATGGACAACCGCTAGTTTATAATAATGTAACAACTAAGTGGGAAAATCAATCAACTTTAACAGCTACGTTAGTAGGAAATGCTAGTACAGCAACAACTGCTGCTACAGCATCTTCAGCTGATAACTTTACTGTTAGAGGCACATTAACGGCTCAAACAATTGTAGCACAAACTATTACATCATCTGTAATTTACTCTAGTGGATCTAATATATTTGGAGATAATCTTTCTGATACACATCAATTTACTGGATCCGTAAACATTACTGGTTCATTAATTATAAATGGAACTTCATTTACCGCTGCTACTAGTGGAACTAGTGGTACTAGTGGAATAGCAGGTACCTCAGGCACAACTGGTACTTCAGGTACAACTGGTACTTCAGGTACTAGTGGAACTAGTGGTACTAGTGG